ATATCCTTATGCATTTATCCCTAAGTAGGTCAACATTCCTGACCTATTGGGAAACAAACACATCTATATATAAATATATCTTTATGTTTCGGGGGAAAAGGGTAGGGGGACGCTAGGGCCACGGGGGGTGGTCCCCCTCTTATATGCACTGGTGAGCAATTTTTATAGAAAATAACCCCTTATGTCTCCGATACTCACGGATTAGTATCATGGAAGATCGAAACCTATTCATGATACTAATAGAAGGGGATGGATGTATTAGATACTAATATCTATTATACACCGTATTTCAATCTTGTCAAGAAGAAAATTTATTTTAGTTAATTTATCGCAGAAAACTGCCAGATAAATATTTATTTTTAATTTTTTAAAAAAAAGACTTGACAAAAGTCCCCACAGCGTTATACTATATAGTAGAGTAGTAGGAAAGTCTGGCGAATTACGAAATCAAACTGGGGCTGGGTGTCATCAGTAAGATATCTTGACGGGAGATACGTAAAAAGGGTCATTCATCATTCCTTTTCCATGGTAGTTGTCGAGCAAGTCTCTCTCCCGTCAAGATACTTAGGAGAAATAATGACAAATATTACTAAAAAGGGTCTAACAAAGAAGCAAGAGACATTCCTTGATAGTTTATTCTCTAATGGAGGTAATGTAGTCGAGGCTATGCAGGTTTCGGAGTATCATCCTAGCTCTCGTTCTAATCTTTTGAGGAGTGTACGCAACGAAATTGCTGAACGGACTAAATCAAGCCTTGCTGGGGCAGCAGCTAAGTCCGCTAAGAGAATGGAAGAGGCTCTGGATGCTGATGGAACCATCCCAACCTCCCAGATGGAGACGAGAATGAAGGCTGCTGCTGATATCCTAGACAGAGTTGGTGTTAGTAAACGACAGGAAGTGGATATCAGGGCAGAAGTGATACATGGGATTGTCCTACTACCGGCAAAGAAAAAAGAAACCACGATAAACCATATTCCTTCAATATAAGGTTAGATATGTCAGACGATGAGCAAGAAAAACCTAAACGAAACTATCATGTAAGTAGGAAAGTACAGGAACAGAGGAAAACCTACCAACAAATAAGACGGAAGAAGGAACAGCTAGAGAAACTAGAGACTAAGAAAAGTAAACTAGCTAAGACCCCTAAGAAGAAGGGGGTTGTAAAAGAAAAAGAAGATAAGAAGGCCCCTAATAGTAATGTTATCTTTGAACCCAATGTGGGTCCGCAATATTCTTTCTTAGCTGCACCGGAAAAAGAAGTACTCTATGGTGGTGCGGCAGGGGGTGGCAAATCCTACGCAATGTTGATGGATTTGTTACGTTACGCTTCTAATGGTAACCATAGAGCATTACTACTACGAAGAACATTAGCAGAACTAACGGAATTAATTGATAAAAGTAAACAAATCTACCCAAGAGCTTTCCCTTCTGCTAAGTTTAAAGAATCTACGAAGACCTGGGTGTTCCCTTCGGGGGCTACCGCACTATTTAGTTATGTAGATCAAGACGACGATGTGTATAGATACCAAGGTATGTCTTTTTCATGGATTGGTATTGATGAGTTAGGACACTATCCAACTCCTTTTGTTTGGAACTACCTCCGTTCTCGTTTACGTACAACCGATCCAAAGATCGAAACGTATATGAGAGCTACTGCTAATCCTGGTGGCATCGGGGGCTGGTGGATTAAACAGATGTTTGTTGATCCCAACCCGCCTCACGAGCCTTTCTGGGCTACAGACATTGATACTGGTAATACGCTAGTATATGGGAGGGGTCACGCAAAAGAAGGAGTTCCACTCTTTGCTAGAAAGTTCATCCCTGCCCGCTTAACAGATAATCCTTACTTAATGCAGGATGGAACATACGAAGCAATGCTTATGTCCTTGCCAGAAGTCCAACGTAAGAGACTTCTGGAGGGGGATTGGAATGTAGCGGAAGGTGCAGCGTTCAGTGAGTTCTCACAGAAAGAACACGTTATTGAACCTGTTGATCTTCCTCATAATTGGATTAGAATACGTGGATGTGATTACGGCTTCAGCAGCCCCTCTTGTGTACTATGGGGTGCTGTAGATTGGGACGGGTGCATCTGGATTTATCGTGAGTTGTATCAGACCAAACAAACAGCAGAAAACTTAGCTGATCTCATTCTCACGATGGAAGCAGATGACCCTACCATGTATCTCTCCGTTCTGGATAAGTCTTGTTGGAACAGGACAGGAGTGGGTAAGAGTATTGCCCTAACGATGATTGAGAAGGGACTGAGATGGATTCCATCTAATTCCGATAGGATGCAAGGTAAGCAAGAAGTTCATAAGAGACTACAACTTGATAAGAACTTTCAGCCACGGCTCCGTATCTTTAACACCTGTACGAACCTAATCCGTACCCTACCCACACTACCCTTGAGTAAAACAAATAGTGAAGATGTAAATACCAAAGCTGAAGATCATGCATACGATGCTCTTCGATATATGTTTATGACACAGCAAAGCAACAGATCATTCGTTCCTTCATATTTCAGGGGAGCAGACCAACAACATCAGGTACAGGATTCTGTATTCGGATACTAGGAGAAGATAATGGGAATTGAAACAGTTGAAGACCGTAGAACTAGACTTCAAGAAGAGTTAGACATACTTAATAAGATTGAAAAACCTACTTCAAAACAAACTAAAAGAGCAACAAGTCTTATAAAACAAATAACAGGACTTGACAAAAAAATATTTGAAGGTAGGAAAAGAAAAAGGCAATTAAAAGGTACTCTTGCAGAAGTTCAAAAGGCCACTGCGGCAAAGGTAGTAGAGGCAGCAGGTCCAGCACGACCACCAATAAAAATAACTGTTGATGATACAACGAAATATGGTGGCGCAAGAGGCAAAAGCAAAGCTGCTAAAAAAGCTGAAGCATCTATTGAACCTGCTCCTCCTCTTCCTCCTTCACAAACAAGAAAAATTGCTCCTACTATTGAATCTGGAGTTGCAGAAGAAAAACGGAAACGAGTACGAAAAGGTTTTGCAGAATTAGAAAAAGGGACTGAAGCAGGAAGACGTAAAGCTGCTAGAGAAAAAACTGCTAAGACTGAAAGAGAAGGTTTTGGAGAATTAGAAAAAGGGACTGAAGCAGGAAGACGTAGGTTTGAACTCCGTGAAAAAAAATATAAAAGCCCAAAAGATTATCAAATTGGTTACGATAGTCCTAACAGACCAGGAACAGATGCTATAGGAATATCTAGTAGAGACCCATCCCTTACGAAAACAAAAGTAAACAAAGCAGTTAAGACGGCTCTGAAACAGGCTGAAAAAGACACCCCTGGAAGATTTGGTACAGCAGCAGGTAAGAAGGCTATCAAAGGTTTCTTTAGTGATGTTCTAGGTATCGATGATATTTCTGTAGAATATGATGACCCAGCAAAGTTTGGCGACCAGACAGACTTTTACGGAGGTGGAGAAGGTAAAAAGAAAGGCGGGAAGGTTACTGCTAAACGACCCACCGCTAAGAAATACGCAATGAACCGAGGTGGCAAAAGTGCTTCTGTTCGTAAACCAACCAGAGCATAAGGAGAAATATTATGCCAACTAATTATCGTTACCCCGGCAAGGCCGAATTTGAAGGTGTGTCAAAAGAAATGAAAAGTCAGGGAATCAAAACAGGAGAGATGAGTGATGTTGATGCTAGTAGCCTATACCGTGAAAGTAAAGAAGGCGATCTACTAGGTTCTACTGATGCTAAGTTTAGTCAGTTCGTTCAAACCAGCAAGATGAAAATGAAGAATGATCAGTCCGCTATCTTTAAGATGGCTGATGATTTCTCTGTATATGATACTTCTGGAAAGTAGAATCGACTTGATGGGTACTAATTAGAATGTCTCTTGACGACCAAGAAGCAGTAACGATTGAACTTGATGCTGAAGAAGTTCCTGGTCTATCAGGGGCTATTCAGCAGAAATTTATTGAGGCAGAAGAAGGCCGATATAACGATGAGATGCGTTGGCTAAAAGCATATAAAAACTATCGGGGTGTTTCTGATAGTTCTACTGCTTATTCTTCTTCAGAGAAATCTAAAGTATTTATTAAGATTACAAAAGTTAAAGTACTTGCAGCTTTTGGTCAGATCATAGATATTCTCTTCTCTAACAATAAGTTTCCAATTACTGTTTCCAGTTCCCCAGTACCAGAAGGTGTTGCAGAGTTTGCACATATACCTTCTCCTGAAGAACAGCAGATTTCTCAAGCTATAGGAAATACTTCATTACGTGACCTAGGTTACAATGGAGAAGATATGGATGAGTTTCTTGCTAGTTTAAAGGAAAAGTATCTTGGCTCTACTCTAGTTGAAGGGAAATCTATTTTCGACACTGCACAGATTTCTCCTGCACAAGAGATCGCTCGTAATTTAGAAAAAGAAATTCATGATCAATTAATGAATACGAATGCAATGACTGTTCTTCGTCATGCTATCTTTGAATGCTCCTTACTAGGAACAGGAATTATCAAAGGCCCCTTTAACTTTAATAAAACAATACACAACTGGAAAGTAGAAAATGATCAAAAAACTTATGAGCCTTATGAAAAAATTATACCAAAAATTGAAGCAGTGTCTTGTTGGGATTTCTACCCCGATCCAGCGGCTGTTTCACTAAACGATGCTGAATATGTAATACAACGACACAGGTATAATAGAGAACAACTACGAAATCTAATTCATCGTCCATACTTTGATAAAGAAGTTATTGAGGATGTTCTCTCTGAATCTCCTACATACGAAGCAAAATACTTTGAAGCTGAAATCCATTCTGAAGGAGATGACTATCTCCTCTCCAATAAAAGGTATGAGATACTAGAATACTGGGGGATGTTAGATGCATCATCGGCTAGGCAGTTTGGTTTAGATATCCCCGATTCTGTTAGTGAACTAGATTCCGTACAGGTTAATGCCTGGATAGTTGGTAATGCAGTTATTAGATTAGTTCTCAATCCTTTCGTCCCTGCTCGTATCCCATACTTTGCTTTCCCTTATGAACTGAATCCGTATCAACTCTTTGGTATTGGTGTTGCAGAGAATATGGAAGATTCACAATTACTGATGAATGGTCATATGAGAATGGCTATTGATAACCTAGCCCTTGCTGGCAATATGGTTTTCGATATTGATGAAACTCAATTAGTTCCAGGGCAATCTATGGATATCTATCCTGGTAAAATCTTCAGGCGGCAATCTGGACAATCAGGTACAGCAGTTAACGGTGTTAAGTTTCCCAGTACTGCGAATGAAAACCTACAGATGTTCGATACTGCTCGACGGCTATCAGATGAACAAACAGGTATCCCTTCTGTAGTACATGGACAAACAGGTGTAACGGGAACAGGTCGAACCGCCTCTGGTCTATCCATGATACTAAATTCAGCAGGGTTATCCATTAAAACTGTTATAAAGAATATAGATGATTTCCTATTAAAACCTCTGGGAGAATCATTCTTTCAATGGAACATGCAGTTTAATGATGACAACGCTGAGATCGTTGGAGATTTGGAAATTAAACCAAAAGGAACTTCTTCCATCATACAGAAGGAAGTACGTACACAACGGTTGACAACTCTACTACAAACAGTAGCTAACCCCATGTTAGCTCCGTTTATTAAAATACCCAACTTAATGAAAGAACTTGCAATTTCCCAGGATATTGATCCAGATGAATTGGTTAATGATCCTAATGAAGCAGCAATCTTTGCAGATATTTTAAGAGGTTTATCTAATGCAGCAGGAAACGGCCCAGAAGCTTCTCCCAATAGTCAACAACCCCCTGACATGGGAGCCGGTCCAGGCGTACCTCCAGGAGCAAATCCAATGGACCCATCGGGCGTTGGTGGTGGCAACATTGGAATCGGAAATACGCCAGTTGCAGGGGAAAGCAATTTTACTGGATCAACTCCTCCACCTGAAGGACCAAATCAAGAGTTCGTTGGACAGCCATAATATGGATAAACAAGCAAATGCTAAATAACCTTTCTGATACAGAACAAGAAGAAGCTGAACTACGCTATTTATTTGGTGAAGCGATATCAGAATATCTTCAAGGATATACTTATGAACAGGGGCCTCCTGCTTTTGATACTCTTGAAACAGCCTCTTTAAATCTTAGTGAGGATGTTCCAAGACAAGGATTTGCAAGTGGTGGATTTACAGGTATTGGCGCTGCTCCCGAAGCGGCTGTTAGTTTAGGATTAAATGTCGCATTAGGTGCAAATCCTGTTAGTATTGCATTAGGACTTGCTAATTTAGGAGTTGCAATAGGGACAGGTAAAACAATAAGCGAACAAATAGGTCTTACCCCTGATCTTTTTAGTTCTCCTACAGGATTAATTGGTCAACTTCCTATTGAAATTGAAAATCCAGTAACAGGACAAATTACTACTTTATCGGGAAGACAAGCTATCCAAGATAGTGAAAGAGGAACCCCTGATCCTACTTTTGGTTCTGGACCTCCAACGGGATTTCTTGGTACAGGCGGTACAAATCTTTCTACAGTTGCTATTGATGTTGAACAAGCTCCAGCAACAGTATCACAGGCAGCAGAAGCTTCAGACCCAGCAGCAGATGCAGCAGTAGCAGCAGGACAAGGTGTTGCTCCTGGTGGAGCCGCAACAACTTCAGGACAAGATGCTGTAGGAGCGACAGGTACAGGTGCAACAGGTGCAGCATCAGAGAGTGGTTTCGGTGCCTCCGGTACTAGTGGTTCTGAATCGGGTATAGGGCCTTCCCCTGGTGCTGATGTATCATCGTCTACTGGAGAAGACGTATCTGGATTTGGTAAAGACGGTGGACAGATTAAAGGATATCGACAAGGTGATCTAGTAGAGACTGATCAAGCAGATACACAGTTAGATGGTTTAGGTCTTGGTCCTTTAGGTGTAATTAATGATCCTGATGGCACAACGGGAGTTGCAGATGATTTAGATATGGACCTTCCTGTTGGTTCTTACGTTTTAAATGAGGAAGCAGTAAAATTAACAGGAGTTGTTTCTGTAAATAAAATGATTAAAGAAGCTATTGATCTTGCTATAGAAGATGGAGTAGACCTTCCAAAAGAAATTAAAGCTTCTGAAAAAATTCCTATAAGAATTTCTCAAGGAGAAGGAGCAATCCCTAATCCTTTAGTAGATTACATAGGATTGAAAAAATTAGAAAATATGAATAACCGTGGTTTAAAAGTAAGGAAACAACGAGAGTCGGAAGAAGCGCCTGTTGAGACGGCTGCTGCTCCTTCTCCGCAAGAAGATTTATTGGCACAGATACGACCTGTTGCTTAATAAAAACTGAACAGATACCCGAAAGGCCCTGTTCGCAAACACCAAGACGGATACCCAAAGTTCTCGCTTTGGCCCCAAGGAGGTACAATGGTTGATACAGAACAGAAGGAAGAATTAGAGCCTACCCCATATCAGAACGAATATCGAAGGACTCTCTTAGATTCTGATGAAGAAGAAACAGAAGAACTTAATCTTTCTGACCTTCCTGAAGAGGCAAATACTCAGAAAAATGAAGGACTAATTTCTAAGAAACAGGAACATGATTGGCAAAAAAGATATAGTGATCTTAAAAGTTATCATGATCGTCAACGAAATGAATGGCAACAAGAGAAAGAACTTCTTGATGCTCAAGCTAAATTAGCGGAACAAACTACTTCTTTAGCTTCAATGCCTAAAACAACAGAAGAACTCGAAGAATTTAAACAAGAGTATCCTGATGTATACGGAGTTGTTGAAACTGTTTCCAGACTTCAAGCAGAAGAAAGAACAGCAGAAATTGAAAAACGGATTGCTGCTCTTACTAAGAAAGAAGAAGAGGCCAAATACAAAACGGCTGAACAAGAGTTGTTGGTGCTACACCCCGACTTTATAGAGTTAAAAGAAAGTTCAGAATTTTTAAATTGGCTAGATTCGCAACCTGAGACTATTTCAAACGGTATCTATAAAAACCGTACTGATGCTAGATGGGCTGCTCGTATACTCGACCTTTACAAAATGGATTCTAACATTCAACCAAAGTCTAAATCTAAGAAAGCAGATGCAGCGGAAGCTGTTTCTTTTACGCAAAAAACTGTACCTGCTACTAGTAATGACGATAAAAAGATTTGGACAAACGCTGAAATCTCTAAATTGAAGCCACATGAATTTGAACATTTCGAAAAAGAAATTGTTAAGGCTTCAAAAGAGGGAAGAATAATATAACAGGAAAGGAGACATAAAATGTCTGTAGGAAGAGCTGCTGGTTATGACAATCTAGTAAATGATGCGTTTTTACCCAGCATATTCAGCCAGAAAGTCCTTAAATTCTTCCGTAGAGCGTCGGTTGCTGAAGCAATTACAAATACCGACTATTCGGGAGAAATCGAGAACTTTGGCGATACTGTGAAGATTATTAAGGAACCAACGGTTTCTGTATCTTCATACACTCGTGGTGCTGTCGTCAATACCCAAGACCTTACTGATACTGAAATTACTCTGACAGTTGATCAGGGTAACTACTTTGCTTTCAAGGTTGACGATATTGAAGAACGTCAGAGCCATGTTAACTGGGAATCA